AAGAGCAATACGTGCTTACACTGTTAGACCCTAAGAAAGATATAGTCTTTGGCGTAGGGCCGGCAGGAACAGGTAAAACCCTGTTGGCCGTGCAGGTTGCTGTTAAACTATTCAAAGAAGGAAAGGTCGATAAGATTATTGTGACTAGACCGGCTGTATCAGTGGACGAAGACTTAGGTCATTTACCTGGTACTTTGGAGGAAAAAATGGCTCCATGGACAAGACCGATCTTTGACGTTTTGCGTGAATACTTCAACGCACGAGAAATCGAAGGTATGATTAGTGAAGGCGTAATTGAAATTTCACCATTAGCATATATGCGTGGTAGAACTTTTAAGCAGAGCTTTATACTGGCAGATGAAATGCAAAATGCAACCCCAAACCAAATGAAAATGTTATTAACACGTTTAGGCGAAGGATCTATGATGGCTGTTACAGGCGATCTTAATCAAGCTGATAGACGAGAAGATAACGGATTGATAGATTTCACTAGACTGTTAAGAAACAGCGAATCTAAACATTTGGATGTAGTCCAATTCGAACGAGGGGACATCGAACGTCACGAAGCTGTTAAGGAAGTCTTAGAAGTTTACGGCGACGAGTAAGTAGTACACCTGTGTACTACATGTTAAATTGTAGTACACAGGTTTTTGTTACAGCTCTTTGATTAGCGGAAATATTTCTGCTATTACTGCCGCACATGCAACAGCAACATCCATATGTTCCTTTTGTGTGCCATTAGCACTACGCAATTCGATGTAGTGTACCCAACTACGTAATGTACCATTCATATATAACCTTGTCTTAGTAAGGCCTTCTGGTAACACTTTACGTGCTACTTCTTTAGCAATGCCATTATTAATAGCCCAGTCATATGCACGACCTGCTGTATAGATAACGTCTTGTTGCATTTCTTCCCATTTAACAATTAGCTCAGCCATACCTTCATCGGCCATGTTAACGTCAATTGAGTTCTGTCTGTTCTTAGTGTCTTGTAAACGTGCTTCGCTGGTAATAAACACTTCGCCCATTTCTTTAGGATCTGCATACCGCTGACTAAACTCTTGGAAAGCAAAACTACGATGACGGACAATTTGATGTGCAATGTCGCGTGTTGTGTTAATTTCAATTGTAGCATTAACCATCTCTAAAGGTGACCAATGTTGATGTTTAATCAAATACTTAATTAAACGTTCACTTGTTTCTGAATTAATTTGTGCTGTAGGGTTACTAACTTTTGCACAAAATGCAATTAGCTCTTGTACGTCTGTTAACCCTTCTGCTTCAAACTCAGGTGTTGCTTTGCTGTAGCTTACTAATTTTGTTGTCATCTTTTTGTTCCTTAATTATTTTGTCAATTTCTTCAAACCACTCTGTCGGAGCCTGAGTAAGTATTTCGTCTATCACATCATCTAACTCTTCTAGACTGCGTCTTTTATTCATCACCTTTGCCTGCAGTTTCTGAAAAGTGATCTTCGTACTTATTAGGGACACCATCCCATTGTTCGCGTTCTTCCGCGCTAGGTCTGTTTTCAGTAACAGTAGTTATTACAGGCCATTGTTCAGAGTACTTAGTATTAATGCCCATCCACTTTGCTAATTCATCCGGTTGGTCTCTAAGTGAAGAGTCAGTAACAATAGCATTTGCTGGGCATTCAGGCTCGCACACTCCGCAATCAATACATTCGTCTGGATTAATTACAAGCATGTTTTCGCCTTCGTAAAAACAATCTACTGGGCAAACTTCTACACAGTCCATATGTTTACATTTAATGCAGTTGTCTACTACTAAGTATGTCATTCTTATTAATTTCCTTTAAGTTTTTCTTCTAACCAAGTTGTTAAAATATACTTATCTTTGTCGCCTATGGGCGGATTACCTCTATGAGTATGAGTCCAATCAGCTGGCCATATTAACATTCTATTACGTTTTGGAGCGATTCTTTTATTTTGATATAAAAATTCAGTTTCGCCTGCTTCGTCAATATCATTTATATAAAGTTGCACTACAAGTTGTCTTGCTGTTTCTTTGCCTGTGCTTTCGTAATGCCACGCATGAAACCCCCCGCCGGGTTTAACCCTTTTCATTTTTAATTGTTCACCCTGTAGATCTATTGTAGATAGTACACTAAATTCTTTCTTGTATACAGGCATAATATCATCCCAAAGTCTTGAATAAAAGTGATGTGTAAACATTTCAGGAACTTTATGTATTGTTTGTGCATCACCAAGATATAGTTCGTCCATATCTCTATCATGTTTTTTTGCATTTCGTTTAGAAGTATGTTCAACGAAGTTAAATTCATCTTTCTTATTAAAAAATTTAACAATATCGTCTAAGTATTCTTTTTCAAATACGTTATCAAAAATTCCTATAAATCCATCTTTTTGAAAAGTAATTTCCATTAAATTCTTGCCAATCTAATTAATGTTGCCGCTAAGTTAATCTCAGGGTCTGCTACTAGTGTATGATCAACTAGACCTTGTTTAATAGTTAATACTGCTGTATCTTGTTGTGCGTCATCACCAAACAGTTCAATGTTGTCATAAAGCCAGCGATAGATCTCTTCCATTTCTTCTGGACGAACTGCTCCGCACAATAGCTTACGTGCTTCTGCAATTTTGCCTGCTTTAAACAGCTCAACCATATCAAGTTTCCAGTCAGCTTCACCTGTGTCGCCTTCATTTGGGCGTAGTAAACTACCGTCTGTGCTATTCATTTGTACAGTGTTAATACACTTGCGCAAGTCAGGATACGTTGCTTTAACATAAGTGTCAAGCGTGTCTAAGTCTGGCGTAATACCTTCAGTAATAAGGATCTCAGCTACTCGTGCAGTAAACTCTGTTTGATCAATTTTAGCAATGTGAAATCCTTGACAACGACTGTGTAGTGCAGGAATAATCCTATTAGGATAGTTACATGTTAAAATAAAACGTGCAGTTGTGTGATACTCTTCCATTACACCACGTAGCGCGGCTTGTGCGTTTGGGCTTAAATAATCAGCCTCGTCAAGTAGCACAACTTTAAAGTCACCAAACGGAATCATTTGTACAAAGTTAATAATCTTATCACGCACATCGTCTACACTGTTTGTGCGACTTGCGTTAATTTCTAAAATGTCTAAGTCTTGTATTTCAAGTTCGTTAAACAATAACTTAGCAAGTGTAGTTTTACCAATACCTGCGTTACCACTAAACAACAAATGCGGAATAGTCTTTTCTTTAATCCAAGTGTTTACTTGGTTGCGTTGTGCGTCATCACGAAACACGTATCCTGATACTGTATTAGGACGATACTTTTCTACCCATAATTCTTTCACTTATTTGCCTCTTTTTGTTTGTTAGTGTTATTTCCGTATTCACTTCCAATACCCATTAGTATTAAAAATATATAAAGCAACGGCCAAGCCCATCCTACTAGATGCCCCATAATATGAAGTATCATTAGTGCTACGCCACTAGCACCTGCGGTACCAATGCCTGTGTTTTTATATTCAGGGAATTTCATACTGTCTCCTTATATATTATTATACATTAAACCCAACCTAAAGTCAAGTTTTAACTTCTAGTAATTTTACAATTTTAGTTAGTAATTTTCTAATCTTTACTAGTTCTTTTATGTCCGAGGACTCTTCTGGCTCCTTATGCTTTACTAGCTTTTGAACCTTTGTACCTTCGGCTTCAACCTGTGATAATTTCATATATCTCCTTCCAACTGTCTGCCCTAATAAGTCCTGGATACTCAAAGTCTTTATTGTACGGGTGCGTAATAAGAATAGACTTATGACCAGCTTTAATGCCAGCTACTATATTTTCTGGCTTATCTTCAATCCACCAATGTCCGGGTTCCCACTGTTTTAAGTATTCGTCTTTGTCTGCGCCTGTTTCAATACATTGGCAACTTATAAATGCAGTTCCAAAATGATCTAACAAATTTAAACTCCTTGCCTTACCAGCATATTCATCAGTACTCATAGAAGTAAGACCGGCAAATTGATAACCTTCTTTCCTTAACTTAGTTGCGTACTCAACTGCACCTTCCATAGGTGTTAAGTAGCCCATCCAAGCACTTTCGTTAAATTGGATGATTAGTTTATCTGCTTGATCTTTTGTAATGTTGTATCGAACTGCTTGACTATATACATCTGGTACTGCAACCTTAAATTTCTTAGATGACATCCACTTAGTAAATGCAGTATCCCACCTAAGGAATACTCCGTCAATATCTGTTAAAATTAATTTTTCATTCATCGTTTGATGCCTAGTTCCTTATATGCTATTTGAATAGCTTTTGATTGATAGTATGCATCTGCTAATGCATTGTGTAATGAGTTTTGAATCTTCTTACGGGGATCACTTTCACAACAACCAAATAATGTACGCGAATCCTTAACTTGCCAAAAGTTATAAGGAATTGGCATTTCTTTGCTTCGAAACATGTTTTCTATAATAGTATAGTCAAATCCATAACCTTGTCCCCATAGTGTGTCTACACTACCAACAAATTTCCTAATACGTATTAATGCTTCTTCTACGCTAATAGCACCTTCTTGGTCAAA